TGGGATGGTGGTATACTTCGTGAGAAGTTTGCTGCTAAGACGTATCAAGAGATTGATACATTGACGACCCAGAAGAAGTTAGAAGAGCGCAAATTGGCTCTCTTTAATAATTTCTTATCAAATTTGTAAAACTTCTAAATAAATATAGATTTAACTACGGAAAATCGGAGAAACTTCAAATGTCTAGTGGAAACCAATTACAAGAAATGGAAGTAGGCACAAAGCAATCCAAGACTGCTGTTAATGCTAACGCAAAACCAGCAATGCCTATGGAAAAAGGTGCTACTTGGGATGACCTAGGAGGTCCAACCCCAGATAACTATAGTCCTACTAACGATTCTGCTAAGTTGAAAGACCCAGCTGGCAGTTTGAAGAAGGTATCCGATGCTATAACGAATCGCAAAGGAAAAACTCTGAAGCAAGGAGACGAAGCTGAAGTGGCAGACAATCAAGAAGTTGTGGCAGAAGAGCCTGCTACCGAAGAAGTAGTCGCAGAAACTGAAGCACCTACAGAAGAAGTAGTTGCTGAAGAAGAAACTGTTGAAGAAGAGACAGTTGAGTATGACATGGAAGAGGATCTTAATGCTCTTGTCAAAGGTTTGGAACTCAGTGAAGAGAACCAAGGTAAAGCAAAGACAATCTTTGAAGCTGCTATTAACTCCAAAGCTTCCGCAATACGTAAGGAAATCCAGGAAGAGTATGATTCCAAACTGGATGGACACGTACAAGAAATTAAGGAAGGTCTACAAGAGCGTGTAGATTCTTACCTTGAGTATGTCGCCGATGAGTGGTTCGATGAGAACCAACTTGCCATTGAAAATGGCCTTAAGGCAGACATGACCGAATCCTTCCTTGAAGGAATGAAAGGTCTATTTGAAGAACATTATGTTGAAATCCCTGAAGAAAAATATGATGTCCTTAAGAGTATGGTAGAAAAACTTGATGACATGGAAACCAAGCTCAATGAGCAAATAGAAAAGAATATCACTCTAAACAGTCGTCTCGCAGAGTCGGTTGCGGATGGTATCCTCGAATCTGTTTCTGATGGCCTTGCTGCCACACAGAAAGAGAAGCTCGCTTCACTTGCTGAAAGTGTAGAGTTTGAAAGTGACGAAGAGTATCGTGAAAAACTGGAAACTTTGAAGGAATCTTATTTCACTTCAAAAGCTCCAACTGCTAAAACTGAAAGTCTATCTGAAGGAGTAGACAATGCAGAGGGTCTTGAAACTCATACTGCATCAATGGCTTCTTATCTGAAGACACTTTCAGCATTTAAGCAATAAACTGAATTTAACATTTAATCAAACGTAAACACAATTAGGTAAACTACGATGTTCCAATCAGAACATCTAGTAGAAAAGTGGAAGCCCCTTCTAGAGTACGAGGGTCTTGATAAAATCGAAGACGCACATAAGCGTTCCGTTACCGCTGTTCTGCTAGAGAACCAAGAAAAATTCCTACGTGAGTCTTCAGCATTTGCTGAGAGTGGCTCACTCCTAACTGAGGCTGCACCAACTAACTCTGCTGGTAGTAATCCTCCTGGATTTAGTGGCACCGCAACTGCCTCTGGTCCTGTTGCTGGTTTTGACCCCGTTCTAATCAGCCTTATTCGTCGTTCAATGCCAAACTTGGTCGCATATGACCTTGCTGGTGTTCAACCGATGAGTGGTCCTACTGGACTAATCTTCGCAATGCGTTCACGCTATGAGAAGCAAGCAGGAGACGAAGCCTTCTACAACGAAGCAAACTCCGCCTTCTCTGGAATGAATGCTAGTTATGACAATACCTCTGGATTTGGTAACACATCCGTTGGTTTTGGTACAACTAACCA